ATCTACACTCTTTCCCTACACGACGCTCTTCCGATCTCCCGTCTAAAACGGATGAGGAACGGGCCGAGATGTTATCTGGGTTTCCGTTCAGAATGGTGAACGAATTACAGGGTGCATACTCTCAGTTCGCTCGCCTTGTGGGGGGAATGATGCAGACTCCCCACCCGCAATCACCGGACTTACCGATGGCTGCGGACCCGCGATTAGATTTAACACCCTATCTATATCGCACATTAGAAGCTTTACAAAAGGAGATGAGTTATGCAGGACGCTACCGTCCAATCGATCCCACAGACGAGCCAAGCACCAGTGGCCGTCGCCCCGAGCAGCTACGTGGTTCCGTCTCAGGCGGCAGCACCAGCCCAGGCTCCGGTGGCATATCAAGTGGGTACGAGCTACCCCCAAGCGGTACCTCAGGCAGCCCCCAGCTACCAATCAGCCCCTATTCAGTACGCCCCCCAATCCCAACCGACGGAATCCCAGGGCTCGAATCCATGGGAATCGGCGTTCAACAAGGTGGTGAACCTGCTGAGCGCACCAGTCCAATCCCCGTTCCAGGGTCAACAGTCGCAAATTCCGACTCAGTATACCCAGGCCAATTACGGACAACCCAGCAGCCAAGTTACGCAACAATCGGCTCCGCTGACCTGGTCTCCCAACCAGGGATACTCGCCCAGCTATTCCCCAACCTACTTGACGGGATCCTCGGCGCGGGCGGCCCACCAGGAAGTGGACAGCGCAATCGCGGATTACTACGGTCTAAGCAACGAGACTCGTCAGGTTCTGGACGCGTTCGGGATGGAGGCACCGGCAGTTCTGAACAACTACGCTCTGAATCTGGAGCAGATGCTGGACAGCGCCGTCGCGTGGGGAAACAACGCCGCTAATCTGATCACTGGTTACGCAAACTTTGCGGTTAACGAGCATCAAGAGAATCTGGCTTATAACGAGATTCTGACCAACCCCGATGTCCTGAGCGACTATACCCTGAAGTTCTTCGGTCCTGAAGGTCCGTACCCTGTGTACGAAAACGAAGCGCAACTTGAGACTCGTGGTTATCCGACCCAGCAAGTTGGTCAGCCTCAGCTTGGTCAGTTCCCTGCTCCCCCCGCAGCCGCTGCTCCCCAACAACCTGAAAACTTCTGGGGCACCTTTGGCGATCTGATGAATCGCGATCCCCAGAATGCCTGGCGCGTTCTGAACCAGGCTCAGCCTCAAACCGTTGCAAACAAATTGTTTGTAATGGAGTGATAGCGTGTCGGTGATTGAATAAATTACCGACTGCTAAAATTTGTGTTAGATAAGACATATAAATGTCTGAATCTTTCATCCGATAAAAACACTTCCTGCGACACTGGAGGATAAAACAAAGTGTTCATTGATAACGATTTTCCAAAGATTTTGGGTGCGGAACTTTACCGTCCTCATCCTGCTTACATTGCCGAAATGGCTGTGGAGCCCGTGGTCGTCCACGACTTCACTCGTCAACCCGGTCAAACTGTGCAGCTTGATCGCTACAAGTTCTGGGGAACCCCTGGTACCAAGGACAGCCGTGAGCGTATTGCTGACCAGACCATCGGTACCGCCAACAGCCGTAACATCACCAAGGAGAAAGTCCTGGTGGTGCTTAAGGAGTACACCGGTCCTGCCGACCCGGGCGATCCGACCCAACCCAGCACTTTCAAGATTGCTCGTGAAACTCTGGTTACCGCCCAGCGCCTTCTGCTGGACACCGGCAACCTGAATATGTTCCACCAGAGCATCGGTTCTCTGACCCTGCTCGACGACTATCGCCGTTGGCGTGACCGCGTGTTCATCGACGAACTCGCCAAAGCCGAGGCCAATGGTGCTGCTTCTACCACCCAAGGCGGTTACTACTTCGCTGGTGGTAAAACCAAGAATGCCTCCGGTCAGATTTCTTACACTGCCACCGAGTATGGCAATGAAGTTCAGCAGTTCCAGGTTCGTACCGACCTTCTGACTGTTGTTAAGGATCTTCGTAAGCGCAACGTTCCGACCTTCGCTGATGGTCTGTATCGCTGCATCTGCGATCCTACTTTCATGATGCACCTGCGTCGTGACCCCGACTTCCGTGAGATCGCTCGTTACGCTGGTAACCCTGGCCAAGGCATGTACATGGGTAACCCCATGATGCCTAACAACGCCAGCTTCTACATGGGTCCCCAGGCTGGTCAGGCTTACTTCCTGGCTGGTGAACCCGTGATGCCTACTGGCGTCCAGTTTGAAGGTGTGAAGTTCTTCGAGTCGACCAACTTCCCGACCAAGAACGTTAGCGCTTCTTTCGATAACGGCTCCAGCTATGCTTCCAAGGAAGTGGCCCAAGGTTACTTCTTCGGTCCTCAGGCAATTGGTGTTGGTATCGGTGGTCCTAACGCTCAGGTGCTCATCAACAACAACGATGACTTCAGCCGCTTTATCATCCTGATTTGGCAACTGTACGCTGGCTTCGAGATCCTCAATAAGGATTTCGTGACCACCGCCTTCAGCTTTGTCCAAGATGACGGCACCGTTTGATAATTAACCATAAACACACAAACTAGGAAAAGATAAATGACCTATTTGTCCGCTAAAAAAATCTACCCAGGTAACTGGGCAGAACCCCTGAACGGTTGGTACAAGAATATTGATACCGACGACAGTGGCTCCAATGATGGTTCCAAGGGCGGCCCCACTTCTGTGCTGGCCGTTCCTGGCTACCGTTATTTCCAGCAGCGTGGTTATGTCCCCGTGACCACCACTTCTGGCGCTGGCGCTACCGCTGCAGCCGATGTGATCGTTCCTTCCCCTTATCGGAATGACGACACTCGTACTGATATCACCGGCATGGTGATCTCTGGTAGCAGCACCCTGCCTGCTTATGTGTACCGCTCCACCGTCTCCGTTGCTTCTGGCTGGGGCGATGGCCGTGTTGCTTCTGGCGTTTATGCCGCTACTGGCAACGTGATCTCCTTCGGTCGCAGCAATGGTGGTAGCCCCACCGCTGCCTCTGGTATTGGTGAAGCCGTTATTCAGGCAAACCTGACTTCTACCGTGTCTGGTTCCCAGGCTGGCGAAATCTTCTTTGCCGCTGGTTCTGCAGGCTACAGCGCTAACCCCTTCCTGATCGCCTCTGGCGCTGCTGGTGTTACCGCTGGTAATGTCTACTACTCTGCTACTGCCTCCA